CAATACTCTTAATGTTCTCATGGTTGTAGCCCATGAGGTATGTCATGCAGTTCTTTCAGAGGGTCAAGGGCATAATAAAACTTTTGAAAAATTAGTTTTCGGAGTTTTTAAAATGACTGGCAAAGCAACTGCAACAACTGAAAGCCCTGAGTTCTTGAATCTAATTGCTGACTGGGTCAACTCTAATGGGTTGTACCCTCATACTCCATATGTTGACTTATCACCTAAGCAAACAACAAGGCAAATTAAGGTTGCTTGTTTAAACTATGCGTGTGATGGAGGAACTGATAGCAGCAGGAAACAAGGTTATGGGATGATAACCAGAGTTAGTTCTGGAGTAGTTGCTGCTAACTCTACACCAAATATAAGTAAGGAAACAGGAGAGATAGAACAAATAGACATTATTACTTATGATAAGGATGGAGAAATAAAAAACATTGATTATATAGATTCATGGTCAACCAGTTTAAACTGCATGGCTTGTGGAGGAAAAACAGTTATTAGGTCACAAATGCCTTTTGACTTAGAATCTAACACTTCTGTATTGTATCAATAAACAAACACTATCCCCTTAGTGACAAAGCCCCTCCAAATCGGAGGGGTTTTTGTTTACCTCTATTTACACGATACAAGCGATTTAAAAGCATCAACCCCCCTTTAGCTACTGTCTACCATAGTTGACATATAAAGACCATACAGAGCCAATAAAGACACACAATATATGGTATGCCCTGTGCCTAAGACTCGCCTAAGTCTAGCTACTACATTTAAAAAACAAATGCAACTCAAATTGAAATTAGTTTGACAATGGTTATTTGCATAGTTCAGGTATGTAGTAAGGTTATTAGTAACAAACAATAAAGGAGATTATGAAAATTAAAATTGAATTTGACACCGATAACGATTCCTTTCAGGAGGGTTTTTATACAGAGGTCAAAAAAGTTATGAGTAATGTTGAAAATATAATTGAGTGCCATGGAATCTTAATTGAAATAGATTCACCAGTATATGACACAAATGGAAACAAAATAGGCAAAGTAACAAAGGAGGTTGTTTAAACATGGAAGACTACAACAAGCACACAAGGGAAACTTTGCTGCAAATGGACAACAACCCTTATCTTCATAATTATGTGAAGACAGTCAGGGTTACTAACTTATTCAAATTAATCATGGGGATGAAATTTATTTTTAACTCAGGAATAGTTACAACACCAGGATGGTTTGATTTCAACAAAGCTGAGATGGATGAAATTAAAGCCAAGGTAATTGAGA